CAAAACCAAAGGCAAGTACACCACCACAGGATGCACCAAAACAATCAGCACCAACAAGACAGGAAAGTTATGATGCTTATGATCTAGTTCTAAATTATATAATGGAAACTGAGCAAGCATCTTCTATAGAGGAAGCAAACTACATTATGATTGAAATGGATCAAAATACAATTCATGAAATTGTTGAGGAGCAAAAAAAAACTTTAATTGAATGGAAAGGTAAATTAGCTACTGGTGCTGTTCTTGCAATGCCTTGGGCTCTGAGTGAATTAGAGAAAAGATGGAATCCTGTGAAGAAGGCTAGAGACAAGTATCAAGACAAAAAAGCCACAGAGTATGAAAAGAAAAGTGGAACCACTAAAAAGGATGGTTACTTTAGATAATTATGAAAACTATTATTAATCGTGCTGACATCATCGGTGGTCTAAAGTCAGTAGAACTCGCAAAAAAGAATCCTCAGAACTACCAACCTGGTGTTGGTGTCTCTGAGGATTTTAAATTAATACCTAATTTTAAGGTCTAGTAACTGATCTTTTAACTATTAATTGACCTTCTATAACAGTTTCTACTGCTGAACCATCATTAAGTAGAACATCATAAAAAAATTTCCCTGGTTCTAACTTTGCTGTGGCAGTATCTGCCATAGCAATTCTTATTTTACCTAATGTTCTATTTGTGAATGCAAAATCAAATACACCATCGCCAGTACTATAAGCATTTGGATATTGTTTAAATTTAGCAACTCCAGTATAACCTGTTAGATCTTTAGCACTATTAGTTCTATCATCTTCAAGAACGAATGTTTGCTCGAAATCGGTTCCTGTATGGATAATTAGGTTAGTATTAAATACTGCCATTACTTTTTATTTTTATTTATGAGAAGGGTCCTGTAGATATACCTGGTCTAACCAGTACTGTACCTTCTACAGCGATTAGTTTATTACCACCTGGTTTAGTTAGGAGAACATCGTATACGTGCCTACCAGGTGTTAGTCCTGCTGTTTGTGCATCTGTTAATGATAATCTTAATTTTCCATCAGCAGCACTAGTAATTCCTACTGTTATTACTGCAGATAAACCACTATCTGTATGTTTTCTTAGGTGTGAATTAGCAGTGTAACCAGTTAAATCAACTCCACCAGTGCCATCAGCACTAAGTATATCTAAATCTCTACTAAAGCTTTCTCTAGCATTGATAGTCAGATTTTGTACAAAGACAGTCATTTATAGTATAACACTTTATTAGGTATTTATCAAGTAGTTGACATAGGTGTTAAATGTATGTAAAATCGCTTTGTAAGCGTTCGGGCAAATATTAAGTATTCATTAAGTCCTCTATATAACTTAGATATTATAAAGCTATGAAATGGAATCAAGTAATAAGGGAGATTATGAGAACCCCTGGACCTATCAAGGTTCAACTTTTACTTCTGACGACATTAACGATTTCTTCGGTTACGTCTACAGGATTACAAATCTTCAAAATGGTAGGCAATACATCGGAAGAAAATATTTTACACAGCGTAGAAAGCCTAGAGGTGGGAAACGCAGAGTTACGAGTGAGAGTGACTGGAAACGCTACTACGGAAGTTCTGACGAACTTAAATCCGATGTTAAACGATTGGGCAAAGAGAACTTTAAAAGAGAAATCATCTCCCTCCACACTAGACTAGGAGATGTAAACTACGAAGAAACAAAACAGTTATTTCTCAATAATGTATTGCAAGAATCACTTGACAATGGAGAACCAGCATACTATAATAGCAACATATTAGGACGCTATATGCGTAAGGATTATGGTAATTTTGAAAAATAATGTTATATAATACTTTTGCTCATCATATTCATAGTGAAATAATTCCTTCAAATAAAGAGGAACTATTATATGAACTTGAAAATGCAGAATTAGATAACAATCAGAATTTTAAGTGGAATAAATCTTGTTTAGTTGATTTAGAAAGATTAAAACTTAATCAAAAAAGTATTAGTTGGTTTGGACCTAGTTTAAAGGTATTCTTTGATGAGTTGAATATAGATGCTAATCAACTTAAATTTGAAATACGTTTGGATGGGATTTGGAGAAATACTTATAAGAAAGGATATTTTCAAGAAGTTCATGACCATATACCTTCAGATTTATCTGGAGTTATTTTTCTTACTGACGAACAAGATGGTGATGGTCAATTTTATTTTGATAATAGATTTATTTCCTATACTCACTATCCGTGGAGAAATCTAAATATTTTTCAAGCAAGAGCTTGGATTAAAGCGGAACGAGGTAAGGTTATATTATTTCCTTCATTTATGCCTCATGGTGTAAGTGCTCATAAGACTGATAATATAAGAAAAACTGTATCTTTTAATTTTAAATTTAATACATCATATTAACATGGATCTTTTAGAAACAACATTAAAGAAGAATTATGATTGGGCATTGCATCGTATGGATATACTATGTACGATGGGAACTATAGAAGATATAGAAGATGCTGATTCTATTAGAAAAGAATTTAGAGAATGGATTCATTCTACAGATAATAATCATGATATTCTTTTATTAGAATATATTGGTAAAGGAAGTCAGTTTGATAAATAAAAATTACTTGGAGAAAAATTATGTCTTGTAAAAAGTTTAGTTTCAATAATATTGCTAATGTAATTAGCATTGCATCAGGAGTATCACTTGCTGGTATTATTGGTGTTGGATCCTATGTGTATTTAAATAAGGATGCAATTATTGATGATATCAAAGAAGCAGCAATTGAGTCTGTAATGGGTGGCATGGGTGGTGCTGGATTGGGAGGTGCTCTTCCAACAGGTACTCCTGATCTTGCTCCTCCATCAGATCAAGCAATTGCACCTGTTCCTAGTGGTGGACTTGGAGTTCCAAACTTCTAGAAAACTATATAAGAGTAGATACAACTATTCTTATGTCTGAAGAAGTTAAGGAAGAAATTCAAGAAGAAATCAAAGAAGAGAAGAAAGGTTTCTTCGGTAAAGTAAAATCTGCCATTGTTCCTGATGCTGACGAACAAGCAGCAATCATCAGTACAATGGTCAGAATTACCGTTCTTGCCTGGAGTGGTGGAATATTGACATTAAATTATGTTGCCATACCAGGTGTACCTCAACAGAAAATTGATCCCACATTCATAGCTTCGGTGTTCACAGGAGTTTTAGCTAGCTTCGGAATTCAGACAGCATCGAAGAAGGGTGATGGAACAATGAAGATGAATGGTAATGGTAATGGTAATGGTGCTGCTGGTGGTGGAGTAACTAAGAAAGAGATGGAAGCATTATTAGCGAATGCAAGTAGTGGACCCACTCAGACTATTAGGATTGAACAAGCACCTCTTAAGATCACTACTGATACTGATAACAAAGAAACATATAAAATGTAATTGAGGATTTTATTATGAAAAAGTGGATAGGTATTAGTCTAGGAACACTCTTAGGTATATCACATATAGGAATGATAGGGATGATTGCTCGAAAGGAATCATTCCCTAAATTGAATTTACCTATCGGTGAATATACTTCTTATAATGTCATAGCAAATAAGGAAGGATATTCTATAAACTATAGAGCACATGATCCTAGAGTACTAGTCAAGAGTGAGGAGGTTAATAGACCTGCTGGATTCTTAGGTATGGGTAAGAAGGTAGCATCTGTACATGAACAATATTACATTCAACCATCACAAGGTGACGGTGGTGGTTTGAGTCCTAGTGAAATTGCATGTATTAAGAAGAAAGGTGGTGGAGAAGGAACAGGAAGAATGGTAGGTGGTGCTGCTGGAGCTGCTGTTGTTACAAACACTGGACTTTCATCTATTCCTATAGTAGGATGGGTACTAGCAGGAGCTGCTACAATGATAGGAATGGAGCAAGGTGCAGAAATTGGTGGAACAATGGCTGAAGATCTTGCTAAAGAATGTAAAGATGAAGAGAACCTTAATTGATTAAATAATTACTCGTCCCCTCTTAATAAAATATGTACGTTGTTTACGAAGAACACATTGAACAGTTGGAACTAGAAAATGAAGAACTTAAAAAAGAAGTTCTGTTTCTTAAAAGGAAACTTGACTATAGATTAAGTATTAAATCTAAGGAGAGAAAAAATGAAAAAGTATTTTGATAAAGTAGTTGAATGGGATAAGAAAATAATTAAAAAATTTCAAGATAAGTTTGGATTGACTGACTATCAAGTTAAATGTATTGCCTTTGCAAAGGGATTTATTATAGGTGCTTTGATTTTCTAACACAGTCAGTAACTCCACACATAATTAGGTATTAATTACTACTTTATGCTATAAATATATGTAGTATGGGATTGAAACAATCATGCCCCTAACGCAACAAAAGCATTACACAGTCGGTTATCACGATAATCAACATCATCATTTTGAAATCTGCGAGTACGCTGTAGATTCATATGAAGCAATACAACACAGTAAAGAGGATGTTCCTGCATTAAAGGAGCATCCTCATTTTATTGATTATTGCTGTACAGAAGAGGTGGATAATATCTCTAAACTTATGGCATTAGGTATCCCAATGGGACACTAAATATGAACAACAATTTAAAACATGAAATTATGTGGTGGATGAGCAGACTTACAATAATGTTAACATCATTATTCCTTTCCTTTACATTAGCATCAACAGCATATGCTGTTGATATACAGATGGGTTACGAAGGTAACTTAGTCTTTGAACCTAGTGAAGTGACGGTCTCTGCTGGAGATACAGTTACATTCATTAATAATGCATTACCTCCTCACAACATCATTGTTGATGGTAGAGCAGATCTATCAAGAGAATCATTAATGTTTTCTCCTGGTGAAACACAAGAGATTGTGTTTGCTGATACTGGAGACTTTAACTTTAAGTGTGCTCCTCATGAAGGTGCTGGAATGAAAGGAGTCATTCACGTTAAATAATACTAATACAAATATATTAATCTTATGCTATCTACTCAATATCGGTTGAGATTAACAGCAATATGTAAAGACATAGGTGCTGGAGTTGAAGTTAGTTTAGAGGATATGATCTGGGCAGAGAAATTGGCAAAAGCAAATACTGCTGCTAGAGGTATGCTGAATACAGCAAGGAGAATATCTGTAGACCCAACGGATTCTTTTCTGAATGAGTTGAACATTGGAGACCCCGATTCAACTCATCATCGTAGGGGTTTTTCTGATCCACAAGATGTTGTGGATTGGTTTCATAATGAAAGGTCAGATGATTGGAGGCTAAGAGATTAGCGAAGTAGTACATTCAGTTAATATAATGATTGGAATCCTTCTCGTTGAAGTGGGGGTTGCAATTTACTACATATTCATGTATGATACTTGGTATCCTAATGAGCAACGAAGTGAAGATAGCAGTCCTAGAGACACAAGTGGAGAGATTACTGGAGAAACAGAAGGAGCTCACTGAAAGAGTTCGTGCAAATGAGAAGGTAGTTGCTGCTATAGGTCTTTTTGGATCTGTAGCAGTTGCTTTTATTGGAGCAGGATACTTTGCACCATCAGCAGAAGCATTCCCATCTGCAGGAGAATTGATACAGAAGTTAAGAGAACATGAGGCAGAGAAGACAAGAACTGATCCTGATGATGCTATAAATAATGCACTAGCTGAAATGGAGATTGACAATGGGAGCGATGACACCCCCAAGCAGGAAGTCGTGTTACAACTTCCGAGTGACGGAGATCAACCGAGTACTGGACGGAGATACGATAGATGTCACCATAGATCTTGGATTCGATTTATACAAGAAAGAACGGGTAAGAATTGCAGGAGTGGACACACCAGAGAAGAGGACTCGTGACCTTGAAGAAAAAGCACTCGGTTTGGACGCAACTGCATGGCTTAAAGACAAGCTCGAAGGTGCTATTGACGGTGACGATGAGTTGTCTATTAGGACTGAACTTGTTGGTGGGGTCGGTAAATATGGTCGTCTTCTTGGGTGGCTTTATATCGGGGATTCAAACTTGTCGCTTAACGAACAAATGATTACCGAAGGATATGCTTGGGCATATGATGGAGGTACAAAACAAAAGAATTTTGAAGACTTACGTGAGATACGTAGATCATTTGGAACACTAACGGAGTAAAACAATGTGGAATTTTAATCCAAAAGATGCTTTTAATAAAGCAGTCGAATGGGATAAGAAACTTATTAAAAAATTTCAAGATAAGTTTAACTTAACAGACTATCAAGTAGTATGCATATCATTTGCTAAAGGATTTATTATTGGAGCAATACTATTATGATCTTTGCAATGCTTTCTGATGCTGCTAAAGCATATAATGATATATCTTGGGCAGATGCTATTCCTTTTCTTGCACTTATTATAGGATTATATTGGGTTAAAGTTAAGATTGATTCTAGAGTAGGTCTTGGTAGGAAGAAAAGAAGGGAACTTAAAGCAACTATTCTTGAAGCATTGAATGAGTGGGATAAATCTAAACCAGACACTTTCTAACAATGGATATACAAAAAGTCGCTAGTACAGGAACAGCAGTTGCCGTCATAGGTGGTGGTTCTATATTTGGTGGCAATTATGCTATAGATCAAGCAACTGGTGGTCCTGAGAAAAGAGTTAAAGCAAAACAATCAGAACTTCAACTTATTGTAAGAGAAGAAGTTCGTAGTGCTTTAAAAGAAATGTTACCTACATCAACAGGTGGTGTCGTAAGAAGTACTACACCAGGAGATTATCGTAAAGAAGTTCCAAAGTAATTATTTCTTTTTAAAATCATTTAATCTTTTTTGTTGTTCTTTTTCTCTTTTCTTTTCACTTTTCATTCTTTTAGCATAATCCTTGGCAAAGTTAATTCCAACTAAACCTTTCTTCACACGATACTCATTTGTTTTTAACTCAGATTGAGTAGGTTTATAAGGAGTCTTACCTAGTGCTTTATTAACTTTAGTCAACACCTGTTTAATAGCAGGTTTAAAAACCCTTAGTAGTAAATCTGCTAGGGGTTTTGCTAATAGTGCAGATGCACCAGCCACTCCTGCAATAGATGCAGTAGTCATTGCAACCTGTGCGGAGGGTAGATATTGTTCTACTATATTAATATCTTCATACAATTCTACACATATAAGATTTCCTTGTGGTGTTTTTTGTAATTCATGACCTATCACTTTTTCCTTTTCACTAGGTCCTACTGCACCAATTCGTAAGGATGTTGGACCAGGACAATCTGGATCACCTTCTGCTTTGGGAATACTTGGTGTCTCTGGTGTATCTAGATTCGGTTCAGGTGGTGGTGCAACAGGAGGTGCTTCTGTTTCTCTTGTAATTATTAATTGATCTGGTTCATAATTCATTGCATCATAAGAAGGATATGATCCATCAGGGCAAAGTGTCATTGCGTTTTTGGCATCATTCTCAACTAGATCTTTATCAATTGGTATATTATTTTTATGTCTTTTATTATCCTTATGTGCTTTTACACAACCTGGTATATCAACAATAGGATTACCAATGTTGACAACTACTGGTGGAATTAAGTAATCAACATTAGGTTGATTGACCATCCAAGATGGAATATACACATTTGGAATATCATTAGTATAAGTTTCAGCAATTTGAATGTTTTGAGCATTCAATTGATTGATTCTAATTCTAGGTATACTCATCAGTCTTTAACATTACCAATAGAGAATGTTCCTAAATCTTCTGCGGTTCCATTTGCTTTAACTTTTTCTTTTTTAATTTCTTCTTTAGGTGGTTCTTCTTTAATTTTATTAGTACCAAGACTATGCATATGAGGAACCACTACACCAGCAGGTTGTACTAGTACAACGTCTGCACATACAGATGCATAAGGTGATTTAGGATGGAACATTACTCCAGCCTTCATAAGTTCACCACAATTTTTGAGACGGGCTAATTCAAAGTCTAATCTTTTATTTGCAGTCAACTGTACCATTTGATTGATACTTGCTTGTGCTGCTTGCTTACATTGCTCCTGTAACTTCTTATCTAATGGTCGTGACCATGTAGCAGAGACACCTAATGATATGTTATATGAATCTTGTTGATTAGTTCTTGTTGGCATATAATATAAAATATTTCCTGGATTGTCTATCTGTCCATCATCATCAGCATCATGAACATCATACACTGGTTCGTCATAGTACATTTCAAATGGTTTCTTAAATGCAACACCGCCAGTAGCATATGGCGTGATGTTCATGGTGGCCCCTTGACACTGTATACCACCACCATAAGTGTTAGTTATGTATGGACCTTGTAAAACTTGTATAGCTTGATTGGTTACTGAGCCAGAGGAGTTTGCTATTGGATTAGCAGTAGCACTAACTCCTCCTACATCTGCTGCATATGCAGGGGTCGCAACTACAGTTGTCGCAAGTAGTAGACATAGTTTCTTGGCTATTGAGTGAACGTTGATGTTGTGTCGGTGACTGAATTTATAGTTGTAGTTCTCTGAATTATTGTGTGATTTGAGAGGCCTGGTCCTTGATAACTTTCCGTGAATTGAAAGGCTGCTCCTGGTGTTACTATTGAGAACTCTGGTCTGTCTTGTAGATTCAATCCGTTCCATGTCGAAGTCACTCCGTCTAATGTTACTTGTGTAGCGTTAATAGAATTTTCACCTGTTGGTGTTAGATTTCCATTGGATTCTACGTTGGTGCCAGTAACTACATACTGCCAGCCTGTGTTATAGTCCATACTGTTAATCGTCTCCGTAACTGTAGACGTTGTTTCAGTATGGCTAGTCATTGATCCCTGGGTAAAATTAGGGACCACAGGCACTGCTCTTGCAGCACCTGTACTACTAAGCAGTAGTAATACTGTTAGTATGCGTTTCATGACTACCTAAGTTCTATCTCAGTCACGAATTGGCCAGTAGCTGTTGTGCCAGCTCCACCTGCGGTTAGAGTCGTCACACCTGCCGAGGTAATCGTCCCAGCTAAACTACCTGCGACACCACCAGACATCGTTAAAACTTCACCGTATGCTGGTAAGTCAGCCACTACACCACTGGTAACATCCGCACCAGAACCGATAGCATTTACTACGTCTCCTTGAGTCCAGGATTCACTAAAGCTGAAAGCCGATCCTGCGGTATTTACGTCGTATGCACCAACGTCTAGTGTTGCTGCTGCAGTAGCAGTACCAGCAGTTAGCTTACCGAAGTGGGCATCAGTTGCCACTTTGATATTAGATCCAGAGACTGTATAAGTCGAACCGATCCTGGATGCATCAGTATAAGCTCCGTTAACTGACAGCTGAGTCGAAGAACTCATTCGGTGGGTCAGGTCAGCACGAGCTGGTGCTACTACGGCACCTGTCATCAATAGCATAACTAAAGGTAAAAATTTCCTCATATACCTTTGAGTATTTCTAACGTAGCTTTATTTAGCATTTCGTAACACGTATAATAGGTTACATATACTTATGGTATAATATAATTACTAGGAATATAAAATTTTAATGAAATTATTTTTAGATACTGCAGATACTGATGCTATTAAGGAGAATTTTTCTACTCATCTAATAGATGGTATTACAACAAATCCAACATTAATCAGAAAAAGTGGTAGAGATCCTGAAGATGTTTATCAAGAACTTATAGAATTAGGTGTTCCTGATATAAGTATGGAAGTTGTTGGTGATTACACTACAATGTATGAGGAAGGTCTTCGTCTTGCTCGTAAATTTGGTAAAGATCAAGCAACTATTAAAGTTCCTTGTACTCCAGATGGTTTAAAAGTTTGTAAGGAACTTTCTAGAGAACTTATTAATGTTAATGTCACATTAATATTTTCTCCTGCACAAGCAATTCTTTCTGCTAAAGCAGGTGCAAAATATGTTTCACCATTTGCTGGTAGACTTGATGATAATTCTTTCTCAGGTATTGAATTAATTGAGAATATTAGTGATATCTATGCAATACAAGGAATAAAGAAAACTGAAATATTGGCAGCATCTATTCGTGATGTTAAAACTGTTTCTGATTCTTTTGGAGCAGGTGCAGATATAGTTACCTTACCACCATCAGTTTTTAAGAAGATGTATAATCATGTTCTTACTGATAAAGGTTTATATCTTTTTGATATGGATTGGGCACAAGTTAAAAGGTAGTAATACCCACACACTTGACAAATCCTATAAGTTCTGTTAATATAAATACATCATACAAAGGACTCGAAAGAATCGTAACCCTGCGTAATGTTAAAACGGAATCCCATGTCGGGGATTTTAACATCCGCAGGATTTTTTCTTGCGAGATACTTACAAATAAAAATGTCTATTAAATCAACAATCGCTGCTTTGGCAGCATCTCCATTCCTTTTCGCTGGTGCAGCCTTTGCTGGTCCATACGTTAATTTGGAAGCGAATGGTTCATATCCTGATGGAAGTTACGAGTCTGGTGCTCTTGAAGCTCAGATTGGTTACGAAGGCGAGACCGAAGGTGGTCTTGGATACTACGTTTCTGTTGGTCCTACTGTTGGACATACAGAAGCTGCTGATGAGTTCGGTGATGTAGAAATCGCTGGATACCTTGGTGGAACTTATGACAAGTTCTATGGTGAAATCTATGGTGTTACCAATGATGACGACATCGACCTTGCTGGTAAAGTTGGTGTTAAGTTCACCTTCTAAATATCTCTAGTTCGAGATGGATCGAGACCTCCTACATTGTAGGGGGTCTTTTTTTATGTCTGTATATCTTAATACAATTTGGTAGTAACAA